GCCGCGGTCGCGATCTGCACCAACTCGGCCGCCCATGTTGCAAGTGTCGTCGAGGCGCCCGCCACCGCTGCGCGGGTGATGACCGAGGTAGCCTCGTCGTCGGGGTAACGGTCGGCGAGGATGTCCTCGACGGCCCGGTGCTGGATGTAGGCGCGCAAGGCTACCGAACCGGCTCGCCATAGATATTCCTGCGGCTCGACCTCGCGCTGCTGCAGGCCCAGCGGACGGCGCGGCAGGGCCGGCGTCCGGGCTTCGGGTTGCTGCTGTGCCGACCGTATTGCCAGGGAGCGCTCGCTGCGCTCAAGGCTGGCGAGCCGCTCGGTCACCGACTCGATTTCGGCGTTGAGATCGTCCGCCCTGATCGGGTCGTGGTCGGGGTCGCGGGTATGCTCGACAAGGCTGTCGCGCGCCGCGTTGAGTCGTTCCTGAGCGTGTTCGATCTGCTGACTAATGGTTTGCGTGGTCATCGGAGTGCCCCTCGATCGGGGTTGCGTCACGGCATGCCCGCCGGGCGTGGCTATGTCCCGTCTCTGTCCGGCATGCCCGCCGAAGACGAAGGCCATAGTGTCGTCAGAAATGTTCAGCGACTTCGCCACCGCGAGCGCCGCCGGGTTGGCCGGGACGCTGACGATGGAGGTTTCGAGCAGCTCCTGCCGGGTGTAGCGGGTGCCGGCCAGTGGGCGCTTCGGATCGATCGGCTCGCTCGCGACGCCGCGGAACCCGACACTGGTGGCGCGCAAGATGTCCTGCTCGATCAGCGACAGGATTTCGTCGGTGCGCTGCGAGGTGCCCTTCTTCGCCGGCGCGAAGTCCGCGACAAGGCGACTGTCCTCTACCCGGATATTCTGCCATCTGCCGATCGGCTGATGCTGTAAATGATTGAACAGCGCGATCGGGTTCGACCGGAAGCCGTCGAGCAGCCAACCGTCCGGCTCGATGATGTCGCCGTAACGGTCCATCGTCGCGTCGCTCAACACGTAGGACTGGCTGCCCGCGGCCTTCCCGGCCGCGGTCTTGCGGATCATCTGCATGGGAATGCCCCTGGGAGGCGATAGGAAGGCCGCCAAACGGCCTCAATGACTTTAGGCGGTCAGACGATCATCGCCTGAATGTCGATCTCCTGGCTGTCCTCAAGCGGCGCGACGCCGCACAGTTCGGCGAGCGCGATCGCGCCGTCGATGCGCCCCGCGCTGCGGTCCTTGGCGAGCTTCCGATTGCCCGCCGGGTCGCTCTTCACGACCGCATTCGCCATGCACATGCTCAACACGGGATGCGCCCCGTGCGCGATGCGACCGTTCAGGATCTCGCCTTCGAGCGCGCGCAGCGCCGGCGACATGTCCTGATAGCCTTGCCCGAACTCGACGAAGTGCTCGTCGAGCTGGCCTTCGGTAAAGCCGGCCTTGAGCAGCCACGGCCGCAGATGCCGCCAACCCCACCTGTCGAATCCGATCTTGCGCACGTCTTGGCGATCGAAGACGCCGCGCAAATGTTCGGCGACATACTCGTAATCGACCGACTTGCCCGGTGCGGCCAGCAGATGCCCGTCGCGGTGCCAAACGTCATACGGCACGCGATCCGCCCTGGCCTTATTCGCCAACCCGTCGCCCGGCAGCCAGAATGTCGGGTGTATCTGCCACACCCCGTCGATCCGCGCGCCGAGCACCAGCGCGGTGAGATCGTTCACCGCCGACAAGTCCAACCCGCCATAGACCGGGTGGCCGGCGAGCGGCAACGGATCGGCCCCGCACGCCTGCCACAGTTGCCGGCTGATGAACGGGGCGCTCGCCTCGACGCGCCGGTTGAGGATCAGGTTCTCGAATTCGGCCTGCCTGCTTGGCATTCGGCGGGCGTCTTCCGCCTTGCTCAGCGTCTCGGTGACACTCAAGAATTCGCCGTAAGCGGGATTGGCCGCTTTAATCGCCTCCTCCGAAAACGGGTCCAGATCCATCGGCGCGGTGTGCAGCGAGACGACGACGCGCGGATCGTGCGCCGCGATGCCATCGTCAATCAGCACCGAGAGCAAATCCGCATCCGTGGGTGCCTGCGTAGAGATAATGATCGACAGCGGATGTTCCTGCGCGCCGGTGGCGGTTTCCAGCGCCTCATAAAGCGGGCTGCGCGGGCCGCGCACTTGACCTAACTCGTCATGCACAACGAAGACCGGGCTGAGGCCGAACGCCGTCTTGGCCTCGGCGCTGAGCGCTCGGTACACGGTGCCGAGTTCGGGGCATGCCAACTCCTTGGCAACTTCGCGAATGAGTACGACCGAACGCAGTTGTTCCGAGCCACGGACGATCTTGACGGCGAGATCAAACAACAACTTGGCCTGCCCCAGCGATTGCGCGGCGCTGAACAACTGCGAATTCGGCTGGTCGAAACCCTCGGGTCCGCACAGGTGCAGCAGCAGCAGAAATGCGGCGAGGGCGGTTTTTCCATTCTTTCGACCAAAGCTGAGGATCGCGCGGCGCGTCACCGCCGGGTTGTCGTAAATCCGCAGCAACTCGGCCTTCTGCCAATCGCGCAGCACGACCGGGCGGCCTTGCAGTTGACCCTCGGGCACGACGCAGCATGTTTGAATCCAGGTGATGGCCCGCTCGCCGCGTGTCGGCGGCCGGTTCACATCTCCCAGGGCTTTGGACCCTTGGCGGCGTTGCGTGCTGCTGTTGCGCCGCTTTGCGCGTTGTACCGGCTTTGATTGGTTAGCCGCAGTTTTGTTGCGAGCGACGTTGCGCCGCGAGTTTCCAGATCGCGCATCTTGAGCAGGTCTTTGTAGCGCTTGGCGCCCTCGTTTGCTTTTAGCCATTGCGGATCAAAACTGTTGATGATCTTGGAGATGCCTTCCGAGGCTTCGCGGTGCCGGCAGTATTCGGAGAGCATGCCGCGCAAGGCTCCGGTGTTGAAAAAGTTCGGGTCTTCGCTGCTGACGATCTCGCGCCAGATTTCGGCTTGGCGCTCAGTCAAATCCGTTGGCGGTTCCGGTCGCGTCCCGAACCCGCCGGCGATGACGACCGCGGCTTGTGCCGCCGCCGACCTACGCCCGCGCTGGTTCATTCGGGCTTCGGTTCGCGCCGACGCGGCATCCAGGTGGCCGAGCGCAGGCTGGCCGGCACTGGCTCGCCCGCCTTCACGCGTTCGCCGATCGCCTGGACCGCGGCGTAGTACGAACCGATGGCGTCAGCCTCCAGCTCGGCCTCGCTAAGCGGCAATAGCGGTTCGCGCATCGAATGGCACACCATCGGGAGATACCGCCTGCTCGCCGGTGAATGCCTGCCAGCGCAGCACGGCGACGTCGACATAAGCCGGGTTGAGTTCAATCGCGTGGCAGGCGCGGCCGGTCATCTCGGCGGCGATGATCGTGGTGCCGCTGCCGCTGAACGGCTCATAAACCGCCTGCCCCGGCGACGAGTTGTTCTCGATCGGTCGTTTCATGCACTCGACAGGCTTTTGCGTCGAATGCCCGGTTTCAGACTTGAGGTGATCGATCGCCCACAACGTCGTCTGCGAGCGGTCGCCACTCCAATGCCCGGTGCGCCCGCTTTTCACCGCGTACCAACATGGCTCGTGCTGCCAGTGGTAATGCCCGCGAGAAATGATGTGCCGGCTCTTCGCCCAGATGACTTGGCAGCGTATCTCGAAACCGACTGCCTCGAGCGAGGCTTGTACTTCGCTGGCATGCCGGTCGGCATGCCACGCATAGGCAACGTCACCCGGAAACAATGCCCAGGCTTCGCGCCAATCCGGCCGGCCGTCGTTTGCAACGGTTCCTACGGCGCGATGGCTAGGCAGGAGTGCTTGGTTGCGCCAATCCGCGTCGTACTCCACGCCATAGGGCGGGTCGGTCACCATCAGGTGTGGCGTGACGCCGTTCAGCGCCGCCGCGACCGTATCGGCGTCGGTGCAGTCGCCGCAGACCAGCCGGTGGCGACCAAGCAGCCACACATCGCCCGGCTGGCTGACCGGAACCGCCGGCGCGTCCGGCGCCGCGTCGGGATCGGTCAGGCCAGCGCCGCGCGCCAGCAGCGCATCAAGATCGGCGAAGCCGAGCAGCGACAGATCGAAGTCCCACTCCTTCAGCCCGCGCAACTCGTCTGCCAGCGTGTCCATGTCCCAGCCGGCGTTCAGCGCCAGTTGATTATCGGCGAGCGCATAGGCGCGTTTCTGAGGATCGCTCCAACCCTGCGCAACCATCACCGGAACGTCGCTAATCCCAAGTTCAACCGCCGCTAATACCCGGCCATGCCCGGCAATTATCGCACCACCCTCGTCAACCAGCACCGGATTGGTCCAACCCCACTCGCGCATGCTGTCGGCGAGTTGCGCGACCTGTGCCGGCGAATGGGTGCGCGCATTCCGCGCATTCGGCACCAACCCGGCGATCGGGCGGCGCTCTACACGGTCAGCGGGCCATGCGCGAGTTATGGTATTTTCCACGATCCCGGTTTCGAGAATTGTTACGATTTAAGGTGCTTTCCA